GCTCGTGTTGAAGGGCCGCCGCGGGCGCCCGCTGCTGCAGCACGGGGGTAATCCGGTTATGGAGTGGATGGTGGATAATCTGACTGTAGCCATGGACGCGGCCGGCAACGTGAAGCCGGATAAGGAAAACGCGGCCGACAAGATCGACGGCGTTTCAGCGCTGGCAACCGCACTCTCCGAGGCCATGGGCTCCGGGCAGGTATACACCGACTTTCAGGACGAGGGCGGCCTCATGGTCGCAAGCTAGGAGCAACATGTACAGCAAGCCCGGTACGAACATCATGGTTACGCTGCGGGACGGCACCACCCTTGCCGGCAAGGCGCGGTTCACTTTCCGTTGGTGGTGGATGCGCTTGGACGATGTTGTGGTCCATACTGAACATGGGCCCGTTGCTGGTGTGGGAGAATTCTGGATTCCCCGCAGCTCGGTACACTACGTGCAGATAGGGGTGTGATCCCGTGGGGGTAATTCGATCTAAGGCCGGTGAGCTGGTCACTATTGGTGATTTCGGCATCGGCGGATACCCCACCGTGACCACCCAAGGCTTCCGGGTAGCAGACCCGGGGGTGCCGCTGCTGCAGTACGCGGCCGGGCTGTCCGTGGACCCCGTGAAAATGTGGCGCGAACATGCCAGCCTGCGGAAAGTCGTCAGCTTCGCGGCCGAGCAAATCGCCTCGATTCCTTGGCACTGCTACATCCGGGTAGACGACAACGACCGGCGCCGGGCGCAGGGCAGCAAGGCCGAGGCCATGCTGAACGCCCCGTCGAAAATGGTGACTGGCTTCATGTTCTGGCGGGACATCGTGGTCGATTACATGCTCAACGACGTGTGGGCTTTCGTCGCCACCGGCACCGAGCTACTGCGCATCCCCCCGGCGATGCTGGACGTGCGCTGCACCGCGCTAGGTGTGGTGACGGCCGTGTACATCAGTGACGGGCAGGGCGGCTTCATGCGCCACAAGACCACCGGGGAAGTTATCAACTGGGTTGACGGGCCGCTGTGCATGGGCTGGGGCTGGTCCGGTGGCAGCGTGGGCGGCATTTCCCCGCTCGTGACCCTCGCGGAAATGCTGGACGAGTCCGCCCGCGCGGTCGTGTGGCGCAAGAATAAGTGGGAATCCTCGGCCAAGTTCGACGGCTTCCTGTCCCGCCCGGCCGGCGTTTGGGACCCCCGGAAGCGTGAGCGGTTCATTGCCGACTGGGACAAATGGAAGCAGTTCGGGCAGGGCACCCCCATCCTCGAAGATGGTATGACCTACAACGAGCGCGACACGGGCAGCGTAGAAGCCAGCAAGGCAAAAGACCTCGAAGGCCGGCAGCTGACCGACGAGCAGGTGGCTAGCGCGTTCGGCATCGCGCCCGAGTACGTCGGCCGCCCGGGCAACTTCTCCAACATGCAGGCGTGGCGGCAAATGCTGTTCGGCCCCACCCTCGGCCCGAAGTTCACAGCGCTGCAGCAGGCCGTCAATCAAATGGCGCTCGAATGGATCGACACCACCCCCGGGCTGTATGCGGAAATGGACCGTGACGCCGCGATCAACGGCTCCCTGATCGAACAGGCACAGGTGCTTTCCACGCTGGCCGGCGGCCCCGTGATGTCTGTGGCCGAGGCCCGGGCCCGCCTGAACCTGCCCTACAAGGAGGGCACGGACGAAATCATCACCCCCCTGAACGTGGCTAGGGGCGGCGGCGAGCAGGCATCGCCGGCGGACAGCGGAAGCCAGAACGCCGGGCCCCTGCCGGCCGCGTCCGCGCCCGCGAAGGCCAAGACCCTGCCGGGCGCACCCGTGCGGAAATCTACCCCGGCACAGCAGCGGGCAACCATGGAGGCGGCTATCACGGGCGTCATGAAGGCACAGGCGAAGGCCACCCGCGGCAAGGTGGAGGCCGACGCTTTTCACAAGCAGTGGGACGGCGAAATGGCTGCGGCCATTGCTGACCCGCTGCAGGCGGCGGCGCTCGCGTCCGCCCGCAAGGTTCTACAGGCCAACAATCCCGGCGCTGACGGTTGGAGCGCGGAAGTGATGGACGGCTACCTAGCCGCCATGGGAGGCACTACCGCGCACGGCATCAACGCCGGGCTTGTTGCACTTGTGAACGACTACGAGGACGACGACGACCCGGAGCATGATGCGGCTGCGGCGTTCGAGGTAGCGCAGGGCAGCAGCGCGAAGGCGTGGGCGGCTACCGCGGTCGTAGCAGCATCCGGGTTTGGTGGGCACGACGCAGCCAAAGCATCCGGGCTGAAAACCAAGACGTGGCTGGTGCAGTCGGGCAACCCCCGGCCTTCTCACGCTGCCATGGACGGGGAAACCGTGCCGATCGACAAGGAGTTCTCGAACGGCGCGAAGTGGCCGGGCGATGCTTCCCTGCCGGCAGATGAATCCGCAGGGTGTACCTGCGGTGTTGAGTTCGACGTATAGGAGGCCGGCTGTGGCTGGGAAAGTGATTCAGAAGAAATTCACCGCCAAGGCGCAGGCGGTCGAGGGCGGCGCCCCGGGCGAGTTCACTGCGCTCGTCTCGGTGTTCGGGAACAAGGATTCTCAGGGCGACATCATGGAGCCCGGCGCGTACACCAAGACCCTTGCGCAGAAAACCGTCGATGGTAAGTCCATCCCGGTTGTGTGGTCGCACCAGTGGTACGACATCGACAGCTTCCTTGGTGTGTACACCAAGGCCGAGGAAACCGACGCCGGGCTGCAGCTTACCGGGCTGCTGGACATCGAGGAATCCGCGAAGGCGGCCCGGGTCTATCAGCTGATGAAAAAGGGCGCCGTGGTCGAGTTCTCCGTGTCCGGGGAAGTCGTCTCGGGCGGGTACCTCGAAAAAGCCGAAGGTGCTGATGCGCCGGCGGACGACGCCTACCACATTTACGAAATGGACCTGTGGGAAGCGGGCCCCTGCTTCAAGGGCGCGAACGCCGAAACCGAGCTTCTTTCGGTCAAATCGGACGGCAGTCTAAGTGGTGCGCTGCTGACTCGCAAGGAAGGGCGCGTGCTTGCAAGCAAGCATGTCGCTACACTGAAAACAATACGTGACGGGCTGAACGAGGTAATCGACGCAGTGGACAAGGCAGAAACGGCCTCGGATGCTGAAAAGATCGCCGCGCCGGCAACCAAGACTTCCGAGGAAATCGCCCCGCCCACCAGCGGCCTCGACCACAATGTACGAGCGCTGCTCGTGCTTTCCACCATCGAATAACGGGAGAAGAAAGTGAACCCCAAGGAAAAACTGGCAGCGCTCCGGGCAGAGGCCAAGGAACTGACCACGAAGGCGCAGGCTGGCAGCCTGACCGCTGAGGAATCCGACCGCGCGGTAAAGTGCGTCGAGGAAATTGGTGAAGTCCAGACCGTGATCGCCAAGCAGGCTACCGCAGCTGCAGCGCTGGCCGGCCTCGGTGGCGGCGAAGATCAGGGCGGCGACCCGGCCCCGGTGCAGAAGGACGGCGCCGGCGCACCCATGACGGGCAGCATTGGCGAGCGCTTCGTCAACAGCCCGGCATACACCACGTTCAAGGCAGCCAACCCCAACATGGGCGTGAACGACGGCAGCGGCGAAGGCACCCCCATCAACATCACTGCCAAGAACATCGGCCCCTCGCGGCTGGTGCGCAAGGCAGCGCTGGACACGGTGGCTACGGGCAACGCCCGGGCAGTGCGGGAAACCGGCATCATCGACCAGACCTACCGCCCCGAGCGCACCCTGCTCGACCTCATTACCCGCGGGCGGACGAACCTGCCGTGGTTCCAGTACCGGCAGGTCGTCACCAAGACGAACAACGCCGCGATCGTCGCGGAAGCCGCGAACACCGCAGGCGTCGGCACCACGGGTGGTGTGAAGCCGCTCTCCACGCTGACCACGAACACGGCCGAAGCGAAGGCGTACACCTACGCTGACGGCGTGGAAGTGACCAACCAAGAGCTTTCCGACGACGGCGTGATTTCTGCGCTGATCGATTCCCTGCTCACCGAGAACCTCGACATCAAAATTGAGGACATCATCCTGAACGGCGCCGGCACGGCCGACGAACCGGCGGGTATTCTCGCTACCTCGGGCGTGCTGCAGCAGGCGTTCGTTACCGACGTGCCGACGACCATCCGCAAGTCGATCACCAAACTCCGCACCACTTCCGGCGCCAACATTCAGGCCGTTGTCCTGAACCCGGCCGACGACGAGGCGTGGGACCTGCTGAAAGACTCGACCGGCCGCTACCTCGGCAACGGCCCCTTCAACACCGGGCCCCGCACCGCGTGGGGCTTCGAGCGCATCGCCTCGCAGAAGATCGCCGTGGGGCAGGCGCTCGTCGGTGACTTCCGGCAGGTGCAGCTGCTCCTGCTTGAAGCCCTCTCCATCCTTGCTTTCAACCAGCACAAGGATTACGCACAGCGCAACCTCACCTACATCCGTGCGGAGCTTCGCGCGGTGCAGCTGATCCGCAAGCCCTCCAACCTGTGCGTTGTTGACCTGACCGCCTAGGCGCTGCGGTAGGAAAGCCACCCGCCCGGCACTCGGCTAGAACGGGTGCCGGGCGGACTGGCGAGCTAGGTAAATTCACTGGAACAGGAGAAGGAAAAATGGCTGAGAACGAAACCGAAAAGGTCGAAGAAACCGGCATCGTCGTTTCCGGCGGTGTGCGCTACACGGCGAAGGACGCGAAGGCCCGCGGCCTGAAAGCCGACACTGCTGCGGTGGCTAAGAAGATCGCCAACGGCGACCTGCCCGTGGGTACCTACGTGCCGGCAGGCGCGAAGGCCGGCGATGTGCAGGCTATCCCGGCGCCGGTGTCCACGGCGTCCGCGAACACCGCACCGGCTGACAAGAAGTAGGGCCCGGCGCCATGGTGAACCTCGCTGCTGAATCGGACCTCGCGCTGATTACGCGCCTGCCCGCGGACAGCCCGAAGCTCACCCTAGCGCTTACCCGCGCGAGCGAGCGGTTCCGGGGGCGGGTGCATCACAACGTGACCACCACCACCGGAACCCTCGTCCTCGTCGGCAACGGAGCTTCCAAGCTGCTGCTGCCCGCGATCGAGGTCCGGGCGATCACTGCGGTACGTGTGGACGGCGCCGCGGTCACAGATTTCCGGCTGCTGCGGCGCACTGGGGTACTGGTGCGCGAACCCTACGCGGTGTGGCCGAAGGACTACGAGGTAGAAGTCGATTGCACCTACGGGTTCGAGCCCGACGAGATTCCCGGGCAGATCAAAGACGCTGTGCTGGAACACGCGGCAACCATCGCGCTCTCGCTGGCACATGTGCAGCAGGAAAGCGCCGGCGCTTCCTCTGCCGGGTACAACCAGAACGCCACCACCGGCACGACGCAGAAGTGGGTCGAAGCGGTGGCGGCCTTTCAGGTGGGCGAGGGCGACGAATCATGACCCCCACCTACGGCCGGGCAACCGTGCTGCTGCTCCGGGCCCCCGTGAAGCAGGTCCACGGCTCGGACATTTTCGACTGGAAAAGCCCGGCAGTGACCCGCACCCGGTTCGAGGATTGTCTGGTGCAGGCTGCGGCGACCAGCGAGGACTTGGACCACCGCGAGGCGCTGCGGGGCACCTACGACGTGTTCCTGCCCGAGCTGGACGCGGACGGGAACCCGGCCGACCTGCGGGGCACGGACAAGGTGCTGCTGCCCAACGGCCGCGAGTACCGGATTGTTGGCGACCCCGAGTATTTGGACTCGCCCACCGGCGCCCTGAACGGCTGGCAGATTCTCGTTGAAAGGTGGGCAGGCTAGGTGACGAAGGTACGTATCGAAATGAACGGCGCCGGCATCCGGGCCCTGCTGAAAAGCCCGGGCGTGCAGGCCGACATCGAGGCGCGAACGAACGCGGTAGCTGCTGCGGCCGGCGGCGGCGAGGACTTCCTGCCGTCCGTGTACATCGGTAAAACCCGTGTGCGCGGCTCTGTGATTACCGCCACCAAGACCGGCCGGGAGCTTGAAGCTACCGACCTCGCGCTTACCCGCGCGATCGACGCGGGGCGGTGAGCCCGTGGACGCCTCTCTCGCGCCCGATGCAGTCGGTTGGGCAGTGTCGGCCCTGAACCCCAAAATCGGGCCGCAGGTTGGCGGGCGCACCCCAGCCGCAGCCGATTCTTGGGTTCGCGTGCAGCGCACCGGCGGCGGCGACGGTTCCCGCGTATCTGACCTGCCTCAGCTGACCTTTGAGTGCTACGCGGGCGACGACGCCGCGGCAGCTGTCCTTGCCAACGAGGTCCGGGCAGTGCTGAAAAGTCTCGCCGGGCAGACGGTGGCCGGCGTTACCTGCTACCGGGTGAACGCCGCAGGCGTCAGCGACCGGCCCGACCCGCGAAGCCCGGACCACTCGCGGTACGCCTTCACTGCTGAAATTCACCTACGTAATGCGATCATGGAGGTATGAAGTGAGGATTACCCTTTCTGCTGAATGGACCGGCCCGCGCGGCGGCGTCCATAAGCCTGATGAAACGCTGGAAGTGCCCGACGCGGAAGCGCGGGAACTGCTACACCGGGGGCTCGCACGGCGCCCGGCCACTACTGAAACAGAACAAGGAGGCGAGCGAGAATGACTAAATCGCTGGCAAACATTCGGATTTACGGCGACGAAACTTCGCTCGTCTCTGTCGCCCCGCTGGGAACCACGTTCCCCGTTGGGCTGGCGGCGCCGGGCGTCGATTTCGAGGAACTGGGCTGGATTTCCGAGGACGGTGTGGCGATCAACCGCACCAAGGACGTATCGAAATTCAAGGCATGGCAGGGCGGCGCTACGGTGCGGCAGAAGGTCGTCGGCGTCGAGGACACCTTCAAATTCCAGTGCCTCGAAGAAACGGCCGTCACCCTCGGCCTGTACTACCCGGGCAGCGCATCGACCACCACGGCCGGTGTGACGACGATTCAGGTTCCCGCCGGCGCCGTAGCTGACGAGCGTGCATGGCTGCTCGATTTCTTCGACGGCGACGTGCAGAAGCGCTACAACCTTCCCCGCGGTGAAGTGGGCGAGACGGCCGAGGTCGTGCACAAAAGCACGGACATGACCATCTACGAATTCACGGTAACGAGCCTCGGCGCGTTCACCATCATCACCGACAACCCGGCCGCAGCAACGGCCTAACAAAGCTGGTGGCCGGGCGTTCAGGCGATGGGCCGCCCGGCCACCTTTTACCCCCACCCATCGCCACCCACAGAAGGAAACATCGCCACCATGATTGAACACGGACACTCCCCCGAGAACAGCCACCCCGACGACGGCTACGTGCACCAGCAGCAGCAGCCGGCGGACGATCTGCCGGCCGGGCACTACCGCGTTGAGGATGTGGAGCCGGCGCAGCAGCAGCGGCCGACCGTATCCGACCTGCGGCCCGCGCCCGAGGCCCCGGACACCCGGGTACCCGACAACGTGCGGCAGCCACAGGACCGGCAGGCGGCGCAGGCAGCGCAGAAAGCCGAAGCGAACGACGAAAACCGCCTCGTGGTGTGCCTGTACAACGGGGTCCGCTTCGAGTTCCATGCGGACGACCTGACCTTCGAATTCCAGCTCGCCGCGGAACAGGGGCGCATCGCTACCGCGCTGCTGCAGCTGCTCGGCAAGGAGCAGTTCGACAAGATGCTGAAATGGCCGCTGCGCCACTACCAAGGGCTCGCTACAGCCATTGGTAAGGCTAGCGGCGTGGGAAATTCCTAGGCTTCTGGTTCCTCGCCGGGCACTACCCGGAGGCACTGGAAGCCGACTTTCAGCACTACTACAACCTCGATTTACTGGACTACTACAGCGGGAAGATCACCCTCCGCAAAGCCTGCGCCCTCACCCACCAGCTACCACCGGGGGCGCAGGTATGGAGGGAAATGGGAGGCCCGCAAGCTTGGACGGGTGAAATCTTCGCCATAGCAGCCGCAGTAGACGCACTGCGGGTGGCAAACTGGCAGAGGACAGAGGATGCTAAGAACCAGCGGAATTACCCGGAACCGCTGCAGCCTCCACAGTACGAGCAGGAACGAGTAAAGGCGCAGGCCACCATCGCCAATCAGGCCGAAGCTTTCAGGCAGCGGCAGCGCCTCCGGGCGGAAGAAAAGCGAGGGGTTGGCAATGGCGGACACGATTGAACTAGCGACAGCGTATGTGTCGATCGTTCCGTCTTTCGCGGGGGGCCCGGGCGCTATTGCGGCCGGGCTCACCCCCGCAGCAGCCACCGCAGGCACCACAGCAGGTGTCGCGGCCGGCGGCGGCTTCGCTGCAGGGTTCGCGGGTAAGGCGGCTACAGGCGCGAAGCTCGCCACCGTGGGGCTCACCGCCCCTATCCTCGCCATAGGTGCAGCCGCCTTCGTCGCGGCCGGCAACGTGGACGACGCCTACGACAACATCCGGGTCAAGACCGGCGCTACCGGCGATGATCTGGCCGGGCTGCAGAAGTCGTTCAACAACGTAGCCAACACCGTGCCGGCCGATTTCGCGTCCGTGTCCGACGCCGTTTCTGGCCTGAACCAGCGGCTCGGGCTCACCGGCCCCACACTGGACACCCTAGCCTCGCAGGTACTCGAAGCCGGGCGCCTCGGCGGGGTGCCAATCGACATCAACAACGCCACCAGCGCCTTCTCCGCGTTCAACGTGAAGGGCGATGCGACCACCGGGGCGATGGACGACCTGTTCCGGGTTTCGCAGGCCACCGGCGTCGGCATCAACGACCTGACCGGCACCATGTCCAAACAGGGCGCGGCGCTGGCGCAGCTGGGGTTCAGCTTCACAGACTCGGCCGCCCTGATCGGCACGCTGGACAAGGCCGGCATCAACAGCAACACGGTCATGGCCGGGCTTTCCAAGTCCCTCGTCACCCTGTCGAAAGACGGCGAGGCGCCGCAGGAAGCGTTCAAGCGGGTCACGGGCGAGATTCAGGGCTTCATCGAGAAGGGCGATCAGGCTGCAGCGCTGCAGCTGGCCGGCAAGGTATTCGGCACCCGGGGCGCTGCGCAGTTCGTCGGCGCCCTGCAGTCGGGGAAAATCAACCTCGACAATATGACCAACGCGGCCGGCCTCACGGGCGACAGCATCCTAGGCGTGGCCGAGGAAACGAAGGACTTCCCCGAGCTGCTGCAGCAGCTAGGCAACACGGCGCAGCTCACGCTCGCCCCGATTGGCCTCACCCTGTTTCCCGCGATCGGTTCCGCGCTGCAGGCAATCGCGCCGCCGCTGCAGGGCTTCGCTAACTGGTTCGCTTCGCTGGATCAGGGGCAGATGGGCGTCCTGATCGGCATAGGTGTTGCGCTGGCAGCTATCGGGCCGATTCTTGGGGTGGTGTCGTTCGCAACGCAGGCGTTCGCGGCCGGCGCTACCGTGGTGCGCGGGGTGGTGACGGCGTGGACGGCCGTTCAGTGGGCGCTAAACGCTGCCATGGCTGCCAACCCCATCGGCATCGTAGTTCTCGCGCTGGCGGCCCTCGTGGCGGGCGTGATTTGGGCGTACAACAACGTCGGGTGGTTCAAGGATGGGGTGAACGCGGCTTGGTCCGCTATCTCGTCGTTCACCATGACCGTGTTCGGCGCGATCGCCGGGTTCCTGTCCGGGGTGTGGTCGAATATCCGCGGCTTCTCGATCGCCGCTTCGCAGGGGATCACCAGTTTCGTCACCGGCGCTTGGAACAACCTTCGCGGCTTCACGATCGGCGTTTTTAGCGCGATCGCCGGCTTCCTCGCGGGGGTGTGGGCGGGCATCCGCGGGGTGGCTGTGGGCGCCGTCTCCGGGCTGGTTTCGTTCGTGGTGGGCGGCTTCAACAACATCGTGTCCTTCGGCCGTTCCGCGTTCGCCGGGCTGCAGGGCTTCCTCGGCGGGGTGTGGGGCAACATCGTATCCGGCGCGTCGGGCATGGTCGGCAACGTGCTTTCCTTCTTCGGTTCCCTGCCCGGCCGCATCATGGGCGCCCTCGGCTCGCTGGCCGGCAGCCTGTCGTCCGCGGGCGTATCCGCGATGCAGGGCTTCGTCAACGGCGTGACCAGCATGGCGGGCAACATCCTCAACTCGGCCGTCAACGCCGTGAAGGGCGCGATCGACGGGGTGAAGAACTTCCTCGGAATCAAGTCGCCTTCCCGGCTCGCGTTCGGCCTCGCGGTGTTCTTCGGCAAGGGGCTTATCAACGGGCTCGGGTCCATGGCTGCAGGTGTGGGGAAGGCTGCGGTAGCCATGGTGGCGCCGCTGTCCGAACCTATCCCGATGGACATGGGCAGGCACACCCCGGGCGCCGTAGTAGGGGCGCAGGCGGGCAGCGGTGCCGGCGGCGGCGGCCTGACCATCATGGGCGACGTATACGGCGACGATGCGGAAGCGATAATGGATGAAATCGACCGCCGCGAACGGCGCAAGACCACACTGAATGACCTTCGCAAACTAGGAGCAGGTGCACTATGACAGCACAGCTACTCGGCAGCACCACCGCCGCGCCGCCCCCCGTCGCACCGCCCACCAGTAACGGTGTTGAGCCGCGCATCGGCCTCAACCACAAGCTGACCGCGGAGGACGGCACGGTGTGGGATATTTCCACTTGGGAAACCGGCGTCTACCTGATTCAAGGCACCGTGGAAGGGCTGGGAATGCCCGAGGTCGTGAACTGGAAAACCACGAGCCCGGCAGTGGACGGCCACCAGTGGGACGGCTACCTCGTTCCCGGCCGCAAGGTGTTCTTCTACCTCGCCGTTTGGCACAACGGGTCCGCCGCGGATTGGGCGGCCCGCAACGATGAACTGTGGGACATGTTCTACCCGGGCAAGCTGCTTACGTGGACGGTGCAGCTGCCCGGCAGCAACCGCGGCGCCCGGCACCTGCAGCTGCGGTACGAGAAGTGCGAGGACGGCTTCGAAACCGACCCCACTTTCGAGGGGTGGGCAGTGTACGGCCTCGAACTTTCCCCGGAGCAGCCCTTTTGGGAAGGCGAGCCGATCACGCGCGAACTGCAGCAGCAGACAGTGCAGGATTTCTTCACGGGCGGCGCCGGCTCCCCGTTCTACATTTCCGGTGAGCAGTCCATCGGCTCGGCCACCATGGATAACCCGGGCACCGCGCCTAGCTACATTCTGTGGGAGGTCGTCGGGCCCACCACCAGCGTCACGGTGGGCGTGAACGGCGGCACGACCACGTTCACCCCGGACATAGCCGCCGGCGATGTGCTGGTGATCGACACGGACCCGCGGAACCTCGGCGCCGAACTGGAAGGGGTGGATGTGACCGGGCAGCTAGGCAGCTTCGATTACCGGCCGATCCCGCCCGGCAAGGACATTTCACTGGACCTCGCCATGGCTGGCAGCGGCACCATCCGCGCCACGTTCACCCCGCGGTATTGGCGGTGCATCTAGTGGCTACGCCTAGTGAGTTCGAAATCATCCTGTTCGACAAGGACCGGGTGAAGATCGGCCCGGTGGCCGGCTACCTGTCCCTTTCCGGCAGTGCCCGTTTCAACGCCCTGTCGGCCGCCACTATCAAACTGCACCCCGCGCACAAGCGGGCGGCGCAGCTGCAGGCGCCCGGCTCCCGGGTTCAAATCCTGTTCCGCGGGCGCACCCTCATGACGGGTAAAACTACGCTGGGAGAAGGCGAAGGGCCGGGCGCTGGCGCCTACCTGTCGTTCGAGGTACAGGACGATTTCCGGGTGTTCACCAATTTTCTCGGCTGGCCGGTGCCGGGCAACGCGATTTCCTCGCAGACCAGCGCATACGACATCCGCACGGGCAACGCCGAATCAGTGGTCAAGGCGCTGGTGACGGCCAACGTGTCGGCCCGCAGCGTGTACCCGGTCACGGTGGCTACGAACGGCAACCGGGGCAGCAGCATCACCGTTATGCTGCGGTTCGACTACCTAGCCGAGAAGCTGTTCCCGGCCGTCGATCTGGCCGGCATCGGCATCACTGCGCAGCTGGACCCGGCCACCGGCAACATCGTCGTGGACGCCTACGTACCCACCGACCGGACCACCACCCCCCTCACCGTGGGCTCGCGCGTGATCCAGAAGTACAAGTTTGGGGTGCAGGCGCCCACCATCACCCGCGGCGTCCTCGGTGGGCAGGGCGACGGCACAGCCCGGGCTTTCCGCACCTTCCTCGATTCCTCGCGGGAATCCGCTTGGGGCGACACCGTGGAAGCTTTCAGGGACGCCCGGGACACCAGCGACCCCGCGGTGTGGACGAAACGCGAGGCGGAATCGCTGGCAGAAGGGGCCCCGAAATACTGGGTCGATGTGACGCTGGCCGAGGCCGGGAAATTCAGGATCGGCGGCACGGGCGGCTACTGGTTGGGCGATAAGGTGTCGGCCGACATCGACGTTATCGCCCCCGTGGTGGACGTGCTGCGGGAAGTGAACTTCGATGTCACCATGGATGGAGCGAAGATCGGCGCCACCATCGGCAGGAAAAACGACGCGGAAAGCGCGACAATGAAAGCAATAGCATCCCTCACCCGCGGCCTGCGGGAACTTTACAGGAGCAAATAATGGCACTGCTGGCGGACACACAATACGGCTTCCCGGGCACTGTCACCCCGACAGCTTTTGCATCCATCATGGGGAATGCGGCCTCTGGCTCCTTCGGGGTGGGCGGCCTCAACGACCTGAAACTGACGACGAACGCGGTAGGCGACCGGGGCGCCCTGCTGTCCACCGGGCTCGCCTACGGGCACGGCTGCCTCGGCATCTGGACCAGCACAACGCAGTTCAACTTCACCGCCGCCTCGGGTACCTCCGACCGCTGGGACTGCATCGTGGTCCGCCGCACATGGTCGAACACCCCGGGCGTCAGCGTCACCACCCTAGCCGTCAAAACCGGCACCAGCAGCAAGGCCCTTCCTAGCCTCGTCATGACGCCGGGCACGCAAACGGAACAGCCGCTTTGGCTGGTGCGCGTGAAGGGTGGGCAGACCGCCATTCAGGAAATCGTGGACCTGCGCTGCTTCTCCGGTAACGGCGGTGTGCAGGCCATTGACAGCCTCGCGCTCGGCTACCTGAACCAAGTAGGTTCCCGCGTGGAAGTGGCCGGCGACCTGTGGGAGTACAAGGCTGCCAGCACCACCAGCTCGGCCGCGTGGCAGAAGATCAGCGGCGAGGGCAAAATCCCGATGTGGGGGCACGGCGGCGCACTGTCGGGCAGCGCTTCCGGGTGGGACCTGATGAAGATTCAGGCGGGCTCGGAAATCAAAACCACCGACGCGAGCGGCTACGTCACCCTCACCTTCCCTACCCCGTTCCCCAACGGCCTTCTGTTCGTGGCCGGCTTCGACGGCGACGATTGGGCAGGCGGCGGCTCCATGATGATCGGCAGCGCCGGGCGCGTACCCGTGTACGGCACCGCAGGCGCGGGCAACAAGACGCAGTGGAAGTACGCTGTGAAAATCCAGCCGGCCTCCCGCGACGGCGTGGGCTCCATGCGCATCGCCCGCGCGGGTAACTTCACACACCGCATCAACTGGATTGCAATCGGGTTCTAGGAAGGAATCACCATGGGGAATTTCCCTCGGGCGCTCGTCACTGACGACGCCGGCAACCCGCTTCCG